TGGCTTGTGGCGATTTATACATGCCCGGTAAATACGGTGTTTTTACATCAGAACAGGTGTATCGCGTATGGCGTAAGGCAGCGGAGAAAGCAACCGACCAGACATTGATTCGAAAGTTACCAGACGGAGAAATACGCCGCTACGACAGACAACAGAACATAATCTGTGGCGAGTGCCGGAAGAGTGAAGTTATGCTGCGTGTACTGGCGTTCTATCAGGGCAATTTTCAGGAGGCGGTACTGTGAGTGAATTAGCTATCAGGCTTCAATTGTCGCTGGCATTCGCATCAAAGGAGAATGAGATGACCACTTTTACAAAAGAGCAGTTAATCAGTCATGTTAGTGAAAATGTAAAGGCGATGAAATTTGCAGTAAAACAGACAGTATTCAAAAATTCTCTCGAGGCAATTGAGTTGGATTTAGCACTGGCCCTTGTTGCTCAGGCTTCGCTGGAAGCAGAGCCCGTGCTTTATATGAATCGATTTACCGGAAAGACATTCTCACTGGAAGAGCAACCCGGTGCTGATAAGGAACCGGAAATATACGTGCCGCTATATGCTGCCCCGCCAGACAGCGCCGCCATGCTTCAGGCTGGAAACTTTCGGGAAAATAAGGGTTCGTCAACCAATAATTTTCGGGAAATCTCGGAAACGTCAACCAACTATCCGGTAACTCCGGATGGTTGGATAAGCTGTAGTGAGCGAATGCCGGATGATGGTCAGCACGTAATTATTTTATGTGATGGCGCATTCGTTCTTTATGCGCAATATCGAGACGGTGAGTTTTTTGATGTAGTCCGTAATGGTGATGAATTTTTCGAAACACAGAGCCGCAATGTAACCGACTGGATGCCGCTACCAGAACCGCCGCAGGAGGTGCGCCAATGATCTGGCCTGAAGCCTTTGCAATTACAGGCGTTGCTATAGCTATTGATTTTTTAGTATATGTTATTTGTCGGTGGGGGTAAAAACGTTCGCCGGGATTCACACCAAAGGAGGGAATATGTCGGATGATATTTCACTGGCAATGGAAGGTGCTCTGGCTGTTATTGCTGTTGTGGGCGTTTACTGCCTGGTTGTGTTTTTGATGGATCGACTAGGGAACTGAATTCATTACGATATGGGAATTCCCATATCGGGTAAAAACGGTTTGCGGTAAAGCGAGAGTTAAGTAGAATTGCTGCGGGTGCTTGAGGCTGTCTGCCTCGGGCATGCCACCGTAAGGCAGACAGAGAAAAGCCCCAGTTAACATTACGCGTCCTGCAAGACGCCTAACATTAATCTGAGGCCAATTTCATGCTAGACATATGTAGGTTAGCCTCTTACGCGCCGAAAGGCAAGGAGAAGCAGGCTATGAAGCAGCAAAAGGCGATGTTAATCGCCCTGATCGTCATCTGTATCACCGTCATAGTGACGGCACTGGTAACGAGGAAAGACCTCTGCGAGGTACGAATCCGAACCGGCCAGACGGAGGTCGCTGTCTTCACAGCTTACGAACCTGAGGAGTAAGAGACCCGGCGAGGGAGAAATCCCTCGCCACCTCTGATGAATCAGGCATCCTCAACGCACCCGCACTTAACCCGCTTCGGCGGGTTTTGTTCTTTTTGTGAAAAAAATTCCCTTAAAGGAGATTTTTTTTAACTAAAAAGGTTTACTTTGCTTTCGTATATGGTAAATTTTAGGAATTAGAATTTAAGCGCCCATCAGGCTTGCGTTAGGCAAGTCTGCTAAATCAACAAATTGAGGATAAAATCATGGCACTCACTGAATTCGGTAAGGCCGTTAGAAAAGCGAGGATCGATACTGACAGTACTCTTCTGACTATGTCTCAAGAACTGGGCACTACGCCAGCGTTTCTTAGCGGTTTAGAAACTGGTAGCAAAAAAATACCTCTGAAGTGGGTTAAGAAGATTGATTCTTACTTCAAGGCCAAAGGTGTAGAAATTGAAGGGTTACAGGAGTTAGCGGCAGTTGCGAATGACTCAGTTCCAGTAAACGGTTTGTCTCAGCAACAGAAAATGCTTGTAGCGGGATTCGCTAAGTCGCAGTTTACGCCGGAACAGCTAAAGAGTTTTGCAGATTTATTGCAAAAGATTAATAACAATGAGGGGTAATTATGTATCAAATGAGAGGTAACAGGGTGTCACCGATGCAAGAAGAAGAAATAGCCTACAGAGCTATAAACTTCTGTAATGCTATTGGTCTTACAGCCTCAAAGCGCAAAAGAAAGCGTTATGATATGTTCTTTGAAAGCCTGTCAATTTATGGGGTTACTCTTGACGTCAGGACCGACAAAGAGTGGGAGGCTCTGACGTATGATCTAACTATCGGACATTGTGACCCCGCTTCTCTAACAATTACGGTTCCCAATAAAATATATGTGAATGCTTGCCTTGGGGAAGAGCATGCACTTGCTGTTATCTTCCACGAGCTAGGTCATTTGCTTCTTGGACACAAAGCAGTTTTACACTTTTCAGTTAAAGAACCTACTCGTATTGAGGATGCAGAATGGCAGGCAGATACATTTGCGGATATCGTACTGGAAACAATTGGCGTGAGAACACAACAGATGTCGTTCGATTTTTATATGTAAAAGCCCTGCGCTAACAGGGCTTTTAGGGACGGAAAGTGCGCTAACACATTCCGTAGTGTATGGAGATAATCCAATCACAACACTTTTTGTAGACAAGCGAAGTGTAGTGGTTCTCCCAACAAAGTGCAACCTGTGTGGATTCACAGGTGAGCAGGGAAAACGAAATCATGGCAATGGGTACCTGTCGCAAATGTGGCTGTCCATGTGAGATCATTTTTCGCTACTCTGTGTGTGTAGATGGTGTAATGCGCCACGCGAAAAAAGGGAAGCCTTTCCCGATCCCACTTTGCAGTTGTAGTGGCAAGCACGCAGCTTGATATTCAGTACTGACAAAACCCGCTTCGGCGGGTTTTGTTTTTTCCTAGCATTCTGGTTTACAATTCGCACGCCAGCCTGAACAACTGGCACCTGCTGCGCCAGCAGAGACAACCGATGGCGCACGATACCAAATTATACAATTCTGATGATTCTGCCGTCTTTGCCAGCAGGCGCGGACGGTGTTTTCACGCATTCAAATCTGACTGGTACCAGCATCCCCCATGCACTGAAGAACAGGCCGAATGGCTCATTCAGTGTTACCGCAGGCGCGGATGCGAGGTTAAAAAAGCCCTTAGCCTCGACTACCGTCACTGGATAATCTCCGTCAGGCTCCCTTACTCCGAACGGCCACCGCGTCCGTCCCGCACATTCCAGCAACGGATCTGGAGGTAATGTGCGGGTATTACTTCGACCTGTTCTGGTACCGGAACTCGGTCTGGTTATCGTTAAGCCAGGCCGTGAATCAATGTCAGCATTCCATAACGGCAGAATACTGGTGGAGCCGGAACCAAAAAGCATGCGAGCTCTGCCGTCCGGGGTTGTACCTGCCGTTCACCAGCCGCTGGCGGAAGATAAATCACTACTGCCATTTTTCAGCGATGAGCGGGTGAGCCGTGCTGCGGGTGGCGCTGGTGCACTGTCTGACTGGTTATTACGTCACGTGAAATCCTGCCAGTGGCTACACGGTGATTATCATCACAGCGAAACCGTCATTCACCGTTACGGTACCGGCGCAATGGTGTTGTGCTGGCACTGCGACAACCAGCTGCGTGACCAGACATCCGAATCACTCGAGCAACTTGCTCATCAAAACCTGTCAGCATGGATGATTGACGTCATCGGTCACGCAATAAGCGGTACGCAGGAGCGTGAATTATCTCTGGCTGAATTATCCTGGTGGGCGGTCCGCAATCAGGTGGCGGACGCGCTACCGGAAGCGGTATTACGTCGTTCGCTGGGGTTGCGTGCGGAAAAAATCCGCTCAATGTACCGTGAAAGCGACATCGTGCCGGGAGAGCAGACCGCCACCAGCATACTGAAACAGCGCACAAAAAATCTTGCGCCGCTGCCTCACGCCCACCAGCAACAGAACCCACCACAGGAAAAGACGGTGGTCAGCATTGCCGTTGATCCTGAGTCTCCGGAATCTTTCATGAAACGACCTAAACGTCGCCGCTGGGTTAACGAGAAATACACTCGCTGGGTGAAGACACAGCCGTGTGCGTGTTGTGGTAAGCCAGCCGACGATCCCCATCACCTGATTGGTCATGGTCAGGGCGGAATGGGGACAAAATCTCACGATATTTTCACGCTACCGCTGTGTCGGGAGCATCACAACGAGCTTCATGCGGATCCGCTGGCGTTCGAAGAAAAGCATGGTTCTCAGGTTGATTTAATTTTTCGTTTTCTTGATCACGCCTTTGCAACTGGCGTGCTTGGGTAAAAGAGGTGACTGATGCTCATAGATTTGGTTTTACCTTACCCGCCGACGGTGAACACTTACTGGCGACGCCGTGGCAGCACATATTTTATCTCGGAGGAGGGAAAGCGTTATCGCCGGGCTGTGGCGCTTATTGTTCGCCAGCAGCGGCTGAAATTAAGCCTGTCCGGAAGGCTGGCGATAAAGATTATTGCCGAGCCACCGGATAAGCGCCGCCGTGACTTGGACAATATTCTGAAAGCGCCGCTGGATGCGCTGACGCATGCGGGGTTGCTAATGGACGATGAGCAGTTTGATGAAATCAATATCGTTCGTGCTCAGCCAGTATCTGGTGGACGTCTGGGGGTGAAGATTTACCCCATAATGCTTGAAGGGCAGGTCAAAAAATGAAACTGGAAGATTTACCGAAATACTACTCCCCAAAATCCCCCGGCCTGACTGATGCATCGGCCTCAACGTCGAAAGATACGCTGAGTATCACTGATGTGATGGCTGCGCAGGGCATGACACAGAATTGGGCTGAGATGGGGTTTTCTGCGTTCCTTGGGAAAATGGGCATTAGTATGAATGACAGAGAGCGGGCAACAGAATTGCTGACAGAATATGCACTCAGTCGGTGTGATCGCGTGGCGGCGTTAAGAAAACTCCCGGCAGAAATAAAACCGGCAGTGATGCGTATTATGGCTTCGTATGCGTTTGAAGATTATGCCCGTAGCGCGGCGAGCAAAAAACAGTGCCCCTGTTGTCACGGAAAAAAATTTATTGAAAGCGAGGTTTTTACAAACAAGATCCAGTATCCGGATGGTAAGCCGCCAGTGTGGGCAAAGTGCACAAAAGGCGTGTATCCGTCTGACTGGGAGGAATGGAAAAAAGTCAGGGAGGTGGTAAAAGTTGCCTGTCCGGAGTGTGGAGGGAAGGGGGAGGTTTCCACCGCCTGTAAAGATTGTCGTGGGCGCGGTGTTGCCATTCATCGTGAAGAGTCGGTAAAACGTGGTATGCCTGTTATCAGAGACTGCCAGCGTTGTGGTGGTCGTGGCTATGAAAGATTACCTTCAACGGAGGCATTTAATGCCATATGTAATGTAACCGATGCCATATCTCTTGATACATGGAAAAAAACAGTTAAACGTTTTTACGATACGCTGGTGGTGCAGTTTGATATTGAAGAAGCATGGGCAGAACAACAACTGAAAAAGGTGACCAGATAGCTTTGTTGATTTTTCCCGAATCTGTGGTAAAATTGCCCTAACGATGGGCGTTTTATGCCTGACGTTAGAAGATTTTTTACACCCGTCGCCAGGCGGGTTTTTTTATGACTGAAATCACGCCAGTACAGTAAACGCGCTGGTGGTTGTGAATACCGGTCTTTCAGCTTGCTGGCTTTTTCGACAAGAGTTATTGGTATGTCACGTTAACCAGAAAAGGGAAAAAGACATGCTAAAACAGCAGGATATGACCGAAACCGCCAGAGTGGTGTTTAATGAATTAAGCGTCACCGAACCGGCGACCGTCGGGGAAATTGCGCAGAATACTTACCTTTCACGCGAACGTTGCCAGTTAATACTGACCCAGCTTGTTATGGCGGGTCTGGCAGATTATCAGTTCGGTTGTTACAGACGCCTTCCGCAGTGAAGGTTTTTTTATTTGTGGTAATGGGCGGCTGGTGGGTGTTAGCGGCACCTGCCAGCCATCTGCTCATGCGTTGGGGTCACAAGCAAACCTCAGGCCCATCTGCTTTGCGCAAAAGCAGAACGAGCCTATCAGAGAAGTGCTTACTGATCTATGGTCAATACTGTAAAAATATCCAGTTGTGAATTAATCAACGCTGATTGCCTGGAATTTATCCAGACCTTACCGGAAAACTCTGTCGATCTGATAGTCACAGACCCGCCATACTTTAAAGTGAAGCCCGAAGGCTGGGATAACCAGTGGAAGGGCGACGATGATTACCTGAAATGGCTGGACCAGTGTCTGGCGCAGTTCTGGCGGTTACTGAAGCCTGCCGGAAGTCTTTACCTGTTCTGTGGTCATCGCCTGGCATCTGATATCGAAATCATGATGCGCGAACGCTTTAACGTGCTGAACCATATTATCTGGGCGAAGCCGTCCGGACGCTGGAACGGGTGCAACAAGGAAAGCCTGCGGGCGTATTTTCCGGCCACAGAACGCATTCTGTTCGCGGAACATTATCAGGGGCCGTATCGTCCGAAAGATGATGGCGATGAGGCGAAGGGCAGGGCACTGAAACAGCATGTGATGGCCCCGCTGATTTCTTACTTTCGTGATGCGCGTGCTGCTTTGGGGATAACGGCAAAACAGATTGCAGATGCCACAGGAAAGAAAAACATGGTGTCGCACTGGTTCAGTGCCAGTCAGTGGCAGCTGCCGAACGAAAGCGATTATCTGAAATTACAGGCCCTGTTTGCCCGGGTGGCAGAAGAGAAGCATCAGCGCGGTGAACTGGAATGGCCACACCACCAGCTGGTCAGCACATACAGTGAACTTAACCGGCAATATGCCAGCCTGCTGGAGGAGTACAAATCTTTGCGGCGTTATTTTTCTGTATCGGCTGCTGTTCCGTATACGGATGTCTGGATGTATAAGCCTGTACAGTATTATCCGGGCAAACACCCCTGTGAAAAACCGGCAGATATGTTGCGTCAGATAATAGAGGCCAGCAGTCGTCCGGGTGATTTGGTTGCCGACTTTTTTATGGGGTCAGGTTCCACGATAAAAGCCGCGCTTTCGCTTGGTCGTCGGGCAATAGTTGAGCTTGAGGCTGAACGGTTTGAGCAGACGGTGAGCGAGATAAGAGAAATTCTGACGTGTAAAGCTGTTGACTGATTAACCAATGCTTATTTTTTCATAAGTCTTGTTGCAATATATAAGTATGGGGTGTAAAGTTGTTCTCGAAAATAATCATGTTTTCTCACGAATCAGAGGGGGGATAATGATTGAGGTTCGATGGACAAGGACAGCCCTGAAGCAGTTACTTCGTGTGGATACGCGGTATCGGCAGGCGATAAAGGATAAGGTCGGTGCGCTAAAGGATTTTCCTCTGGTAGCCATGGATTTTAAAAAGCTATCAGGGAGTGACAATCGATTCCGTTTGAGGGTCGGCGTGTACAGGGTTATTTTTGATGTTGAGGATGGTGATCCTGTTGTCCTGGATATTAAGGAAATTAAGCGCAGAAGCACAACCACATACTAAGGGAGGCTGGCGGGAGACCGCCAGTTTGCTGAACGACATTCAATCGCGAAAGGCAATGATATGAAAAACAGTGTCCAGTTTATTACTGATAATGCCGGTGTTAGAACCGGGGTCATTATGTCAGTTGCTGAATATGAACGGCTGTTAAGTCTGGCAGATCCTGATGATGATTTTGAAAGCATCCAGTATGAAGCCGGAGAGAATGACAATGAAACAATACCTCATGAAGTAGTATCCATCATGATTGATGATGATGTGTCATTGTTGGCAGCATGGCGGATTTACAGGCGAATGACTCAACAGGAAGTGGCGGAGCGCCTGGGGGTTAAACAGTCAGCCGTATCTCAGTTTGAGAGAGCAGGAGCTCCGCGAAAATCAACACTGGAAAAACTGGCTGAGATTTACAACTGCCGACCAAATCAGTTGGCTGATTAATCCTGAGTTTGGTTTTCGTAGCGATTGCATTTTTCTTATCTGCTTGCCGTTGTAGGTAGCGTGTATTTGCATGTTGTTTTGTAGTTAACCTTATGGTTGGCTGAATTTTGTTCATCAATAAAAAATATCCCTCTCTGATCTTTAAGGTTCGCTTTGGCGGACCTTTTTTTTATTTCCGCGCCACGCCCGGCGTACATCAAAAACCACAGAGCCTTTCAGGGGTGAGCTTACGGGATGGTCAGTGTGACTTTCTCTGTGGGCTGGTCACCCCCGGGCGCAGGCTCACCCACTAAAAGGAAAAGTCACGATGTTTGGTATTTTCAAAAAGAAAACCCGCAGAGCAGCAACTGAAATTAAAAAGTTTGAGAAACGCGATCTGGCACAGGCGGTTATTAATGCTGCCTACCTGGTGGCCTATGCAGATGGTGAATGTGAGACTTCAGAGAAAGCGAAGATCGAACAGGTATTACGTAACCAGCCAGCATTGTCCGCATTTACGTCAGAAATTAATGCCATCAGTGCCACGATCACAGGTCAGCTTGACACCAATTTTAAAATTGGTCGTCGTGCAGCGTTGCGTGAAATTGAAGATGTGAAACACGATACGCGTGAAGCGGAAGATGTGCTGGATGTGGCGGTGGCCATTGCTGAAGCAGATGGTGAAATTGAGCCGGAAGAGCGTAAGGTTCTGGAAGAGATTGCTGGTGTTCTTGGCCTGCGACTGGAGAACCACCTGTGACGGTAAAACTGCGTCTGGCCGCTGTGGCACTCCTGCTGTTTCTGGTGGTGATGGTGGATTTCACCAGCAGGATCATGTCGGTGCTGGCGGATGGAGTGCTGGTCTGCGGCATTGTGGTATTGCTGTGGCCGGTGATAAAAAGAAACAGCCTGCATAATGCTTGATTTTTTTGTTTGCTGTTTATTAAAAACACTTCTGCATGGTGAATCCCCCTGTGCGGTGGGGCAATCAGCAAGAAGGAATATGGGGTAATCGCGGATTCAGGTGCTGATACTGAATTCACCGGGAGGCACCCGGCACCATGCTTTGCCACAAAAGTGTTATTTCTGTTTTTCTCAAACTATCATCGTTATCCCTTTATTTTCGGCTGCGCATGGCGCGGCCTTTTTTTTACGACCAGCCACTGGCAGATGGTCATCCTGTGATTTGATTCCGCTTCCGGCTTTTTAACTCTGTTCCTCTACACGGGAGAAATTCGATGTCGATTAAACATTACGATGTTATCAGGGCGGCGTCGCCGTCAGACCTTGCGGAAAAGCTGACACACAAACTGAAAGAGGGCTGGCAGCCATACGGCGGACCGGTTGCCATTACGCCGTACACACTGATGCAGGCGGTGGCTATTGAAGGAGAGCCACAGGTCGGCCCTTCATCTGAGCCGGATTGGTACTACGTCATCGTACTGGCCGGGCAGTCCAATGCCATGGCTTACGGTGAAGGGCTTCCGCTGCCGGATTCATACGATGCTCCGGATCCGCGCATTAAACAGCTGGCGCGCCGCAGTACAGTTACGCCGGGTGGGGCTGCCTGCAGATATAACGATATTATTCCGGCCGACCACTGCCTGCATGATGTGCAGGATATGAGTACGCTGAATCATCCGAAGGCAGACCTGAGCAAAGGGCAGTACGGCTGTGTCGGCCAGGGCTTACATATTGCCAAAAAACTGCTCCCGTATATCCCGAATAACGCGGGGATCCTGCTGGTACCATGCTGTCGTGGTGGTTCGGCATTCACCCAGGGCGCGGAGGGGACATTCAGTGCGGACGCGGGGGCCAGCCAGGATTCGGCACGCTGGGGTGTGGGTAAACCGTTATATCAGGACCTGATTGCGCGCACTAAAGCT